TAGGTTGCTCGCAGATATAACATCAATGCTGGTTGCAACAGTTGTTAGCGAACCTACGACATCTGTCTCTAATGATACGCTGGAAAATTTTCTAGACATTGGCTACCTTATATTGTGTAGTGAACACGGACTGGATGTTTGCCATTTTGCTTGGCTGATTCTTCTTGCAATCTTTGTTGATACAAAGCAAGCAAGTATCTGGCAGTATTCGTACCAGAACCGAACTGACGTGTGCTGTCGTTCTGGTCTGCCTCTGGTGCGACAAAGTTCAAACGACCTGGGTCAATGAATGACACCATACGATATGCAGCACCATAAACAATCACGTCTCTTGATGATGCTGGTAAACCTGTAACTGTAGTAAATACATCAGAACCACTTGATAGTTCTGTTGGTTCTTTACCATAAACAACTTGAACAGTTCTTCCTGGAACTATGCCATCATAGATACTAATGCTATTACCATTTGCATATTCAGATGTACTTGCCATTGGGTCATGACGCCACTTACGAACTGGAATCCATTCACCTGATGGACCAACAGAATCCCAACTTACTGCAAGAACTGTATCGGCTGCGGTTGGTAAAGAGTATGTAGTTTGAGCAGGGTTAGCAGTAAAGGTAGTAGAAGCAACACCATAGATATTTGGAAAGACAGCCTTGATGGTATCGTTAATTGCACGCTTAACAGATAACTTAGGAAAACTTGGGGCAAAGGTAACTTTGGCATTAGTGTCATGGCTTGCTGCAGTTGTTCCCCTATATCCTCTACCAAATGGTGAGATGACTGCAGAGCGGTCAGTACGGTCAACAGAATCTAAATGTATAAGTTCTTCATCAATCTCAACAACACCCTTGCCTATGTTCTCACCATTGGCTAAAGCAATAGATAGGTCTGTTGAATTAATACCAGCAGTAAGATATGTAGTTCTGTCTTGACGTAGGGTAAAGCCCTCAAGATTAATAAGAACTTCTTCTACTAGTTCGTTAAATGTAGTCACTTAGATTTCCTTGCTATTGCAGCGTTGTCTACTAGGTTTGGATATTTTCTGCCAGCCTTTTTTGCTCTAGCCCTAGCAGCCCTAATCTGTGCTGGTGTAAGTTTTGTTGATTTCTTCTTTGGATTCTTTTTATCCCAAAATGCTTTAGCCATTACCATTTCACCTTGTCTGCCCAATATGCTGCTGACATCTTACCTTTAGCAATGTTCTTAGCATGACGTGCTTTAAAAGACCTTTGTCTTGCGGTTGGCTTTCTGTCCCCAGTAACACCTTGTTGTCCAAAGCGGATTGTCTTAACCTTATTGCCAACCTTGGCTACAACTACGTGTGATTTAGTTGAGTGGCTAGGAGTCCGCTTTGGCTTATTAAAACCAGAGACCCCAGCCCTTTTGAGTCTTGGGTCTTTAGCCATTATTTCTTAGGCTTCCGTGGTGTTGCTTTAGTTGATTTTGATACAGGAATCTTTCCACCTTGCAATGGTAAAGGATTACTTCCTGTTGGTTTCATTGGAACTTTCATTCCTTCGTGGTTATAGTTTGCGTAATTGCATCCACATGTTGAGCACATATTAACTTCCCTTAACTCTCTTTAATCTTGGGTTTTTCTTTTTGGCTGCAGCAGATGCCTTGCGACTACTTGCTGCCAAGATTGCACCAGCACTCTTCATAGACACACCCTGCTTCTTAGCAATCTTCTTTTGCACAGCCTTGAATCCAGGATGCTTTGCTGATTTAGCCATTTACTTCTTCTTACCCATTTTCTTCATTGACTTCTTTGGCATTTCTTTTTTCTTCATCATGTCCATCTTCTTAGACATTTTTTTCTTACCCATACTCTTGCCGTACATATTGCTCCTTATTGGTTACCGTAGGCTGTGCCTGTTTTTTCTGATATATCTATTGCCCTGCGTATATCTTTAGTCTTTGTAGAGTCAGGCTGAATGCCTTGTGCTCTAGCACTTCTGTATAACGCAAGTTCGTTGTCCCACTTTTTTTCTTTAGTCAAGTCAAGACCAGATGCACTCTTAGCCCAACCAACTTTTAAGTTGGCTGCCTTAAGACACTCTCCCCACGTTGCGTGGTCTTTTGTTGGGCATCCGCTTCTGCACGCCATCGTTCCCCATCTTCTCTTCTATGACACTTAAAGTCGTTTCAATTCTTTGTACTGCATCTTTAAGTGATGAGCCACCATTATGTGATAGTTCACCATCAAGGCGATTGAGTCTCTCCATAACTCCAGGTGTTCTGCCCCTACCTGGCTCAGCCTCTTCGCCTTCCCAATCTCTTCTAAACTTTTCTAACCAATCAGATATGTCTTTAGTTCTTTTTACTATTGGAGAAAAAACACGACCAACAAGTACAATCAAACCCAGTACTGCTGTCGCTACTGCGATAACTTCTAGTGCTGTCATTCGAAGTTAGCCTCCGTAATACCGATGCCAGCATCAATGAGCGAGGTTTTCGTCGCTTCAGAAACTTCATATTCATGTCCCCCTGCGTAGTATTCACTAGCAGATTCTATCTCGTCTGTTGATGGAACTCGCCTAGTTACATATGTTCCACTAATCTTTAAAACACTTACACCTCTAGTGTGCTTGTATCTGTAGAACAGACCAAAGCCTGCTGGGGCTTCTTCAACTGTTGGTGGAAAAAATAATGGCAAGTTAACTCCTAATAAGTGTAGCCCCTACATGGTGTGTGCAGGGGCTACGAGTGAATCAATTAAGCAGCGTTAATGCTGGATGAAGATTCAATACGGTACAAGGCTTCTTCGCGGTAACGCTTCCAACCTAATACGCCGTACCATCCAATTGGACGTAGACGCATTAACTTGTCAGTTACGTTTCCGATTACTACGTGTGGCTCTTCAGCAACGGCTTCAGCCAATGCTTGTTGTCCTGCTAGTAGAGTACGGAATGCACGAGCCGATGAAGCACCATCGGTTGCGTTGTACAAGCGTGGGGACTCAATGAAGTAAGCACCTTCAAAGGTTCCGATTTCACCTGACCAGATTTCAGCATTGCTCTGGTATTCGTGTGGCAATCTCCAAGCACCTGAACCAGTCTCTGCACGAAGGTCGTGTGAAACTTCTGGGTGAATTGCACACCAGTAGAGGCTACCCTTGCGAGGTACAGCCTTTCCTGCACGCAACTTGGCAACAGCCTTGCGAATGTCAGCAGCACTAATAACATCCTCTGCAGCAATTTCATTGGTTGCAGTAGGAGTTGATGCTCCACCAGTTGCAAAGATGACGTTGCTTCCACCACGTAGTTCGGTTTGAACTAGTTCGTCAATGGAATCTGCCATGTTGAATGCAACGATGTTTGCAATCGCTGGGTCTACATCTGCTAGTGAGAATAGTTGTAGTTTGCGAGTGGTTAGTACAGCATTACCGTATTCGTTAAGAGTTACGGTAACGGCACTTGGGCTACCAATCGCTACTGAATCAGGGTCAACTTGCTCGGATAGAGCAGTGGTTGCCTTTGCTAGGTCGTTGTAAATCTGGAAGACTACAGACGAACCTGGCATTGCTTGTCTTGCTGGACGCTTGTCAGCAACTGAACGCAACAATGGTTGTGAACGGAGTGCAAATTCAACGAGACGGTCGTAAGCCTTTTGAACGAGACCTGCTCCATTAGATGGAGTGAAGGTACCTACGTTGTCGTTGCTTGAATATGCACCGCCACCAAGACCACCGTTGGTTGCAGCAGTGCCGCCAGAAAGAGCGGTATATGCATTAGCCATTTATATGGTTTCCTTAGTTAGTAGTTATTACGATTGTGCTCCTGAAATCATGTTAATAATTTCTTCAGCACTGGTTGCCTGGTCAATTCGGAGAAGAGTGTCATCAATACCAACTGGTACCTGTGCTGCTGCAGCAACCGTATCTATTTGACGTAAGGCAGCCAAGTCAGGAGCCTGCTCCTGCTTTTGTACCTGTAGCCCAAATACTTCTGCATGCTCTTCCAGCCAAGCATCTACGGCTTCAGGCGAAGCCTCAATACTTTCAGGAATAAAAGCAGCAATCTTTGGATTAAGATTTCTTTCCGAGAGGACTGACTTGATAGAGTTAGCCCTTTGTGCAGTCTTTAATGAACTTAATTCATCCATTAATTCTTTTAACTGCTTGTCTTTCTTTTTAGTGGCACGACGTAGTTGAGTAACTAAATCTCCGCCATCTTCATTGGACTCTAACTCTTCTTCATCAAAGTCCTGATAAACATTGCTCATCGCAATATCTCCCATCGTTGTAGTTTGCGTAAGCCGCACATTCAATTGGGGATTTGAATATGGCTCTTACTACCAGTCTTGAACTCACCACAGGGCTGGTCGGTCTGTGTGTGGTCTATGGATTAGAACTGTCCAGCAGTTCTTTGTTGTAGCGAAACTTGAGTTACACCAGCGCTTCCTGCAAATGATGCTTTCTCTTGTTCGGTTAGTCTTTTACGTCTTTCGGAAGCCAACCCTTGGAACTGTTCCGCTTCTAATTCTGTTTGTAAATCTGTAACATCAGTTTGATAAATAGCACCTAATGTTCCTAGTCGTGCTTGTTGCTCTGCAATCTTTGAATATCCAGCACGAGCAAGAGTTCTAGAAACTCCCATTGATTGAAGTTCCATAGCACGTCGAACATCAAGTCCTAAGCCAGCGCGAGAAGCCTCAGAACTAATCTCTGCTGCAGAAAGTTTATTCTTTAATCTGTTAGCCATGTCTTCTGGGCTAGTTCCAGTTAATAGCACTTCAGCAAAATCTGACTCATTATAATCTGGGAAGTAATCTGCTAATTGAGATTTTAATACTTCGTCAGCGTTTCTAATTTTGTCATAGACATTAGTAATTCTGTCAGTTACTTCAGCAGCAGAAACGGCTCCACCTATTAACTGTGCGTAAGTATCTCTTGTTGCAAGATTACCTAAACCATATCTTGTTAAGATTTCTTGATAATCTTTTTCAGCCTTAATATAATCTGCTGGTGTCAAGGCTGCTGCTTTTTTACCTGCTGCAATATCTGAAGCAAAGTTTTGATTATAAAGTTGAATACCTTTAAAACGTTCTTTATATTCAGGAGTATCTTGAATAGCAAGTCTTACAGCAGTAGCCGTATAACCTTTATCTTTAACAAGATTAATAATTCTATCTACAATGCCTTCACCTATGTCGTAAGCATTTGCTAATTCTCTTGCTATATCGTAAGCGCTTTGACGCTGTGCTGCAATTTGTGCATCACGCTGCATTTGAGCCAAGCGTCTTTGCTCTTCAAGTAATCTTTCTAATCTATCTGCTTCGCTTTCACCTGTTGAAGTGCCGTTGCCAGTATCCGCACCGCCAGTGCCAGTACTACCGCCAGTGCCACCACCGCCAGACCCACCCTTTTTTCTTGGACTACTTGGGGGTGGAGTTACAACTCCAGGTGTACTGCGTGGTTGAGGAACAGAAACACTAGGTGAACTACCTGGTTGTGGAACTGTTGGACGGTTTCCACTGCCACCAGTAGGAGAACTACCAGGTTGAGGAACAGGTTTTCTTGCTTGTGGTTGTTGAGGAGGACGCTTTAATGTGTTTTTAAAATCTTCAAAAACATTTGGGCGTGATGGTATTCCTTTTAACTCATTTAAAAAGTTTGGTCCGACAGTCATTAGAATTTA